TACCTGTTATACCTTGGTCTATAAATGCAAGTATTGAACCAACAATTAATAATGCATAGAACACATAAGTTTTCCAGTTCCAAACATAATAGAACCAACCGTGGTCTTTCTTTGTAGGTCCAAAATCTAATTTAGGTTCTTTCATTATGGTAGCATTCCAGGTTTACCACCTTTTAACAGGTTTAGTTGTGCTGATTGATGTTGTATTTTTTCTTTGAGTTGTTTTGTAATTAAACGTGCTGTAGTTTCAATTTCAATATTGTTATCATCACAATATTTGACAATAGCATCCACATATGATAGTTCTTTATGCTTCTTTACTATGTCCTCTATTATTAGTGAAAATTCTTTTGAGTTCATTGTGTTACTATAACATATTTATTAGCAAATGTAAAGTGTGTAATTTTTCTGTTGCCACGAAAACTACACAAACGCCGTTACCTATTAACTAGGCAGCAAGAGCAAAGTTTCCTTCGCCATTTAAAATTAACAGTACGCTGTCAGCGATTTAACTCCAGATAGTTTTAGTTAGTAGTCGAATCTAACTCACCCCCTTAAAGCACACAAAAATGTGTTTTGAATTGGTGGAGGTGGTGGGAATCGCACCCACGTCCTCACTAATTATTATCTACCCTTCAACGTCAAATTCATTATAAATCAGTTTTTGGTTTTGGAGGTTCTGTCCATTGTAAATTAAACGACTTGTACATCATACAAGATTCCGTACCTTTCATATTAGTTACTACTGCTATTGATTGTTTAAAATCTTCTGACACCCAATAGGTAACATAATAGACTATCTCACCATCTTCCCTTGCACCAACTTTACCAACAGACATATTAGCCATATTAAATTTATATGTCTTTAAATATTCTTCAATATAGACTTGCTGACCACACATTACTGGCATTTGCATCCAATAAAGTTTTGGTTGTGCTTCAGGTTGTAAAGGTTCAATTGTATCAGGAGTTGGTGAATCTGATACTGCTCCAACAACAGGACTCATTAAGAGTGCTGTTGCAAATATTATTGATATTAAGTATTTTAACATAAGTGACCTTTCGTGGATAAAATTTAGGCCACTTCATTAATGTTATTGCTTGATTTTATCTTTGTTCAGTTCTTCATAGTATTTATAAAAATACTTTATAGATTCTTCAAGTTTAGGTTCAAATTCTTTTCTGTCTTTGACAAAAGAACGCATTGTACCATCTTCACCAGCCATTAATATGACTAATTGGTCTATTCGTTTTCCGAATAACTCCTCGTACATCATTGCATAGGCGGTAGTCTGAACAAAATAGTTCTCTATCCAATCTTCTTTACGTTCTTTATTTGCTGTCTTGAAATCTATTACTGATAACTTACCATTATACTCAGCAATACAATCAACTTGACCTGCAAGGGTCAATTTATGACTATACATTATTGTTTCTAACATATGTATATTATTAATTTGGTCTATGTAAGGTAGCATTAATCTAAACATACCTAATGGCAACACATCACGAATACTCGGTGTTTCACCTTTTAAATATTGTTCAACAAGTGTATGAGTTGCTTTGCCTCTTCGTGCTGCTCTACCCATTTCCCAATTGGCTGCTTCTTCACCAACTGCTCTTCTCCACTTCTCTAATCCTTCTTTTTTCTGTACACCTAAAACTGTTGTAATAGATGGATAGTTTTTACCATCAACTTCATAAAAACGGAAACCGTCTATACGTCTGCCTTTTGTGTTTGGGAGTTTAGTTTTATCTATATCAACCCAAGTAAATTTACTTGCCATTTTGTTTCCTCAATTTCTTTCTCAAATCACTTATTCGGTGTTTGATACCGTCTATTGTTGTGTACATCCATCCACAATCGTGTGGTTCAATTTGAGTCCTGAACCACTTGATTGTTTCTTTTAATACTTCAATCTGTTTTTTTATACTCATACTCTTATAATAACATTATATTAGCAATTTGTCAATGCTTAAATAGACCTATGGAGCATATAGTGGTCAGTAAGTTTCTTACGTTCCTCTTCTCGCTCATTATTAAGAGTATTTACCTCTCAACTAGGGTCGTATGGCTCATATATCGTCTTTCCATCAGAATTTCTATAAGCTCTTAATATCTGCTTTCTATTATCTTCTGAATTCTTATATGAGCAATGGATCCAACCGCTATTCGGTTCATCCACATTGTGGTATTCCAATATCAGTTGGTCAAAATCTAAATTATCAATTATGTATTTTGCTAGTTCAGCATTTGGTATCCCAAATATTTCAAAATCAGCGGCTTGCCCCTTGGCGTGCTGTGATTTTAAACTTGAACCTATCTTAACACATAATTCTGGAGAACGGTACCCACTTGATACTGATACTACCTTACCATAATGAGTTCTAATCGGTTGTAATATTTCATCACATAATTTTTTCAAGTTCTCTTGATGGTCTTCACTAGGATTATTACTAATTCCGTGCCTTTCAGCCGTCTGACTTTTGGTCATCTCCTTCAACGAAAAATTTTCGGTTAATTTCATTTATTATCCTCTTGTTAGTTTTAAAAGTTTCTCTATTTGCGCCTTAATAATTGGACCTCTATTCGGCCAATGTATATAAGGTTCATCACTTTTTTGTAAATTATATAAAAACGGTAACACAATCTTTTCAATATCTTTAAACCTTGCTTGAGTTTCTTCATCACTAATCTCTTTTGTTATCGTTTCTTTATCGTTCACTATTTGCATAATTTCGTTCATCATACTTTTGATAGTAGAAACATCTGACTTAACTTTAGATAGTTCAATGTTTGTTCCTTCTACTACTTTAGGATCAATGCTCGGTGTGTCTGATGGTTTAGATGATACTGGAGTAAAACCCCAATCGTTATCTAAATCAAACCCACGCATAAAGTCTGGTATGTCTTTGTCTGCCATTAATCTGCTACTCCTTTTCGTCTGTTTCGTGTTCTGGCTCTCTTAATCGCTTGGTCTGTTTTAATTTCTTTTATGCCTCTACGTCTATGATGTTGAGCAAAAGAGCTATTTGGATGTGCTTCTGCTATTTTTTGTTTAACATCTTTCCAACCACCGTCTTCTCTATAAGAAATGCCAGCAACCCCTCCAACTATATTTATGGGTACAGGTACTTGTCTAATATGCTTATTCTTTTTTAGATATTCTTCCATTTCTGAAATCATCATCATATCAGTCCACTGCTTACCTGTCTTCTTATTTTCAAACGTGTATCTAGGCATTGAGATATCTCTTCTTGTACCACTTATAAAAAAGTTTATCAGAAAAATATTCAACTACTGCCGAGGCAGGTACTTGGTCGCTTCTGATACAATCAGCAACATCTTGATAATCTGTTTTATCTACTTTTAATTGTTTTTTTGATGTCATTCCTGCTAATATTATTTGTTCTCTTTTTCTCTTCAAATCTTTTAATCTCTTTACGCTCATCTTTTTTATCTAATCTACCAAAGTATTTTTTCAACAATGGTGCTATAGTTCCTCTATTCATTTCCTTTTTTCTGTAATCTAAAAAAGAAAGTTATTGTTTTTCTTTCTTTAAAAGTATAATCTAAACAAGGTGCGTGTTGTAAGGCACCACTATATAAAACCAATCTATTTGGAATGGAACTTATATATATGTCTGGTGTTTTTTCCATTTGAGTATGAAAAAATGCCGTACCTCCATCATATGCCTGGGCAAAATACATAACTGCTGCCATTAAAGGTTCTTTATCTTCTGTAGAAGTATCTCTATGTATAAAACCATATTTACCAAAGTTTTGTGGAGATTGTTTTATCTCACTCAATACAATTTTTCTAGCAAGTGTCTTGAAATCACGAATTTTATTTCCTAATATACTTTCTATCTTGTTTATAATAAAATCATTCTCTTTATCATATGGACTTTCATAACAAGGAAACGCCTGTAATCTATTTCCATAATGATTTTTAAATGGTTGGTGTGATTCACGCCATTGTAAATTATTATCTAAATCTTTTTTAATATCCCAATACTTATCTGCTGGAAAGAAACCTGGAAGAGTTAATATTCCACCACTTAACACATAGTCTAACATTTATTCTCCAAAATAATGTGTTTCTAATGT